CTCATACAAATCGTACGTTTTGTCCGTGAAACCATACAGACAAGCGTACTGCTGAAGCACGACGGTGATGTCGTAGGGCACGATGCTGTCGGGAGCAGGGGTCACGCCTTCCTGCACCTGGTGCGCCTGGACGATCACGTTGCCGCGGTCGCCGGTGCCGTTCTGAAAGAACTGATCCTGCGAGGATGCGGTCGTTGCGGTGGCGCCATAGGGCAGCCAGCGCCGGGCGACGTACGTGTCGCTGTTGTTTTTCGGCATAGGCACCTGGCGCCCGGTGCGGCCGAGCACTTCGAGCGGCACCGCATGAGCGAGGATCTGACCCTTGAACTTGTTGATTCGCCCGGGGGTCAGGGCGAAGTTTTGCATTGCCATGGTGGCAGTCTCCGTCGAAGGGACGCAGCGCCATCACGGCGCGGCAGTCTGGGTTGTTGATGAATCAGCGGCTTTGGTAGCCCGCCTCGAATTGAGCGTCGTCGGTCGCCACCGCAGTGGCGTGGCCGCCGTCTCCGCGGGGCTGCACGTTCTCGCGGATGCGCAAGGTCCGAAGCTGGTCCTTCAGACTGGGCGGGGCGGCGGGTGCGGCTTTGGTCTCGTCCTGGAAGCGGCTGATTGCACGCGAGATCACGGCGGCAGAGTTGGTGCCGTTGAGCCTCGCCTGATAAGCGGCGTCCTTGGTCGCGAGCCATTTGCGGAAGGCGTTGTTCGGGTCGGGCTTTTCCTTGGAGATGTCCACTTGGCCGACGACCTTGCGCCAGTCCGGATGATCATCTTCAAGCGCCTCGATCTCTGCGGCGACCCTGGCTTCCGTCGCGTGCTCGGTGATGAGCCGCTTCATCAGTTCAGGATCAATTTCGGCCGCGCCGGGTGACCCGGTGAGACCACGCAGTGTTGCCTCAAGCGCCGCGCGCGTGTGCTCGGCCAGCTCGGGGAAGTCGCGTTCCATCGCGGCGAACGCGTCTTTGGGAATCTCGAATTTACCGGCACGCGGGCCGGCGGTTTGCAGGGCCGTCAGCTTCTTGGTGACGTCACCCTGGAAGCCAAACAGGGTGCTTAGCTGCTTCTCGAAGGACGCGTTCCGCGCGGCGGCGGCGTCCCACGCGGCGAGCTGGTCCTTGGTGACGCGCACGTATTCGACCGCGGGAGGCTTGGGTGCGGCGACGGCTGCCTTGGGCTCCGGCTTCACTTCCGCGTCGGGCTTTGCCGCGGGTTCGGGCTTGGCGTCCTTCGCCCCCTTGGGTTCCGGCTCCGGCATGCCGCTGTCGAAGTCGGCCTGCGCCTGGGCTTCCTCGGCGGCGGCGGTGTCCGCTGGGGTGGTATCGTCTGCTGGTGGAGTCATTGTATCCTCGTGAGGGCGCAACGCGGGAGGCGGGAATGAACGGACAGATCGAATTCGCTTTGGCGCACCCGGTATTCGACCCGGTGCGGCAGATCGTGCGCGGCCATTTCTGGGTGGTGGAACGCTTGGTCAGCGCGTGCCTGACGGTCAACATCGGCATGGAGTGAGCCGTCTACGCGGCCGGTCGCCCGCTGTGGCATCTGAGCCTTTGCGCTCACGATGTGCCGCCGCCCAAGCCGGTCCCGGTGCTCCGTTGGAGCCCAACGACGGTCCGCAGGATTGAGGCTATTCGCGACCGCCTGATGCGTCAGTGCGGCACGAAGGAACCGCTGATGCGTGTTGAGGACTTCCTTCCCGGGCATGCGCCGGTGAGTATGCAGTGGCGCAAACCGCTGCGGATCGACGAGGTAAACCGACTGGCGCCGACCGCAGACGTTAGAGAAAGGCGCGGGCGTCCGTGACCGGCGCGGTTAACGCTCCGTCGTCGGCCGCACGTCGCCGAGCGCGATGAACCGCTTGATGGCGGTGATCCGGCCGCGCGTTGCGGCGGTGACAGTCTCCGGCGCGTCGCGATCGTTGAGCGTACGCTCGGCGGCGAGCCAATCGACCAGGTGCGCCCTGATCTTCGCCCACAAGGGATGCGAGCGCTCGCCGTCGTCGAGTTGGAAGTCGTCCATCAGTGCACCGCGTGCGCGTTGAGCAGGGCTTTGGAGGCCGGCGTCATCGCGAAGCCGACGCCACGCACGTTCTCGACGGTCGCCCCGGTCGGGCGTAGCGCGTGCCGCAGGTTGCACATGACGACTTGGAGATGGAGCACCGTGTGGCCGCCATTCCCGCGAGAGACGAGGTCCAGGCGGTCGATCAGGTTCGCGTGGCAGACCAGGCCCGGGTGGCCCATCAGCGCTGCCAGGAGTGTCCTGGCCTGCGCGGTCAAATGGACGCCCGCGTAGACCGGCAGGTCCTCCCCACGCAGCACCGCGGTCAGTTGCCGGCAGCGCTCGCGCAGCTCGTCGCGTTCGTCACGCAGCGCGCGGAGGTCATCCATACGGCGCACCCTCAAGGCACGTCCCGGCGGTCAGCAGGCCCCAGGTGACCGGGTGGCCGGCAGCGAGGGCTGGGCGATCGCCGGGCGGTTGCCAGCTAGGCAGCACGGGCACCGGCGCCGGCACGCCGAGCCGATAGCCCCGGTCCCGTGCGGTCGCGGGCGCGATCCAGAACACCGCGGCGATCACGTCCCACGTCGCGCCCTCGGCCCGCATCTGGCGCAGGCGGGTGTCCTGTGCGTCGGTCCAGGTGCGTTTGGCGGGCATCAGGGCTCTCGTCCCCACGCCTTCGTGTGGTCGATCAGCAACGCCACCGCTCGGCCGTCCGACCCGCGCTCTGCCAGCGGCGTGACCCCGCGGTTCGTGGGTCCGCAGGGCACGTAGGTTTCGATGACGACGGCGCCGTCCGGGCCGCGCACGGTCCGCGTCACGAATTCAATGTCGGCGTTGACCGCCGCGCACCCGGCCGCTTTGGTGCAGCGGCACGTCGGCCAACGGCAGTCCCTCGGTTGAAGGGTCACGTCGGCGGTCCCTGCTCGAACCCGCGCCCGTTCCCAGCCTTCCCCGGCGTCTGCCCGGGCGGCTTGGCGCCGCGTTCCGGCCGCTCCGGGCGGTTCCGGCGCGCGTCGGCGGCGCTGTCCTGCGCGTTCAAATCACGTTGGGTTTGCAATGTCATGGCGGTCTGCGCCAGCTTCGCCTTCACCTGCTCCAGCGACATGCGGTGCTTGTTGGCGTAATCCAGCATAGCAAGTTCGCGGCGCATCTGCATCTCGTGCAGCTTGACCGTGGCTTCCGCCAGCGTGCGGTGCTGCTCGGCCTGGATTCTTGCGGCGTCGTTCTGCACCCCGGCACCCTCCAGGGTGTGCGCGGCCTCGGCGATGCGTTCCTCGGACGCCTGGCTCTGCTGCTCGGTGGTCTGCTTTGCCGCGAGTTGCTTCATCGCGGTGTCGGCGCCGATCTTTGCGACCGTCACGGCAGGGGCTTCCGGTGGGGGAGCCGCGTCGATCTTCTGCTGCTGTTCCTCGGTGTAGGTGAAGTTCTCCGGGTCCAGGCGCTTTGAGCGCAGCATTTCCTTGAACCACTTCTTCGGGTCGGCGCCGTAGATCGGATTGGCCGCGGCCTGGCCGAGCTGCCCGATGGTCTGGTCCTGGATCGCCCGCTCGACCAAGGCGATCGAGCCGTGCGCGTTGATGGTGAATTCGCCCTTTTCGGTGTCGGGAACGTCGGGGTCCAGCAACAACCACTCGTAGTACTGCCTGACAACGGGTTCCGTGATGAAGTCGTCGAACGCGTACCCGATCGAGCGCAGCAGTTGGTTGGCGTTGGTGTTCTGGAGCTGGGTGGCGCCGAAGGTGTCGGGGCTCGTCTCGCCCGACTGTCCCTGTGTCACGAGGGGGATCGAGGTCGACTCCTCGGCGAGCTGCATCCCGTACTCGATGATCTTCATCATCGCGTCGGTGACGTTGGGAATCTCGATGGCCTGGAACATCGTGCGGACGTCTTTGCCGGCGCCGTCTGCGGTGACGCCCCAGAACTTATCGGGGACGGAAGTCCACTCGCCGTCCATCGGATAGATGCCGGTGCGGTCGACCACGATCTGGCTTCCGGCGCTCTTGCCGGCGTTGTTCAGCATCGCTCTCGTCGCTGCGTTCACCGTCTTCTGCGGCATCCGCAGTTGCTCGGCGACGCCGATGCCCGCCCAGTGCCCGGCCCGGCGCTGCCAGGGGACGGAGTGGTACGGGAACGTACCGGAGTCGAGCGGGTTGATGGTGGCGCGGACCGCGTGTTCGTTGATCAGCGTGACGATCGCATAGACCTGCTTGCTGGTGTCGGTGGACGCCTGCTTGCCGGCCGCCTTGTCGAGCGCGGCGATTTCCTCGCGCTTCAGCTCGCCGTAGAAGTACCAAACCTCGAACCGGCCCTTGGCGCGCTTTTCGCCCGGTGCACCGGATTGACCCTGGTCGTTGTCAGTTCCAGCCCCGCCCCTCTGCGGGCCTTCCTCGAGTACCCGGTCGATCTGCGCGTTGATGTAGCCGGGCAGCTTCTTGAGGTCGCGGACCTGCTTGGCACTCAGAAAGTCGCGCTCGAAGCAATACTCGCCGTCGCAGATGTTTTCCCCGCAGGTGGGGTCAGGAAAAATGTTCCACGGATCCACCCACTTTGAGGCGGGGGACACGGTCTCCTTGATCTGGATGTCGACGCCCGCTTCGCTCTTGGTCACCGCGATCTTGCGCGAGGCTTTGGGGAACGGGGCTTTCAGGACACCACAGCCGATGCGGGCGCTGTCGAACACCACCTTCCGCATATGCGCCGCGTACTGGCACTGGACCATCCAGTCGTAGATTCTTGTCTCCGCCGCCTTGGCCTTCTTGCGCGCGAGTTCGATGTGTTCGAGGGCGAAGTCGCTGACGGTCAGCGGGACCTGGGGTGGGGCGGCCGGCTGGCCGGGGGCGGCTGGCGCCGCCACGGGGGGGGCTGCGGGCACGCCAGGGACCGCCGCAGGAGCCGGGGCGCCGGGAGCCATAGCCGTCGACCCGGTCGGTGCTACGGCCGCCCCCGGCGCGCCAGGCGTTGGCGACTGCCCTGGCGGCGGTATCTCGCCCGGTTGCGCTGGCCGCGTCAACGGGACGCCGGTTGCCTCGTGCACGACCTGGCTGCGGTCTTCCTTGGCCTGCAACAGTTCCGGCACTGGCATTTCCGAGAACGAAAACGCCTTGTCGTCCGGCGGCAGCAGGATTTCGGCGAGCTTTGCCGCACCTGCATCCACGTACCGCGCGGTCAGCCGGACGAACACCGTCGATTTGTGGTCGGTGCGGTTCGGCATCCGGTTGGTGGTGACCGGCCCGTCGACCGACATCGGCTTCGCCCACCGGGCATCCTGGAATTCGTGCCGGTTGGCGTCGTCGATCCCGATGTAGGCTTCTTCGGCGTCCTTCCAGGCGGTCTCGATGCCGGAGGTTGTCCGGGCGGTGCGGGCCTCGTCGCGCAGCATGGCAATGGCGACGCTGATCTGGTCCAGGGTCGTCTGGTCTTCGGCGATGTGCGGTGCGAGGATGTCGCGGACGTCGTCGGGTAGGTCCGCGAGCGCCGCGTTCGGTTGCCGAGGTGTGGTCTCGGCCATAGAGTTGCCTCGGGGTTAAAGGGGGTCGTGTGTGTCAGGAGCAGGTGAACGGCGGCGCAAGAAACTCGCGTGGCTGCATGGGCGGCAGGGAGGATTGTGTGCGCTCTGCCGCAAGCCGCTGAAGCTGATCGACGCCAACCTTGATCACATCGTGCCGCGTTCGCTCGGCGGCCTTGGCGTTCGGGGCAACCTCCAAGCGACGCATCGGTGGTGCAATTCGGCGAAGGGGGCGTCCTATGCCGGCGACCCGCTTTCGGCCGGCGATCTCCGGCGCCTCCCGCCGCCCGCTTTCATCCAGGCCGCCAAGCCCGCGAAACACACTCGACGCGAGCAGCGCGGCGCCGGAGCATCCTGATGGCACTCACCCGCGAAGACCTGGACGTGCAGTGAAACTGGTGCACTACAGCGCGGCACCGATCGGCGCGTTGGTCGTGCGCGAGCAGAAGTCGCACAGTATCAAGCCCACCGGCCTATGGGTGTCCGACGACGACGACGAGCAGAACTGGCGGGCGTGGTGCGAGGCAGAGGACGTCCGGCCTGACTGCCTGCGGTTTGCCTACGACGTTGAACTGGTGCCGGATGCCAACGTGCTGTTCCTGCGCTCGGCGCCGGAGGTCCTGTCGTTCGGGCGCGAATGGCTGACCGACGATCCCGCGCTCCGGGAGGTGAACCGGAGTGAGATGTTCCTTGCCTGGAACCGCGTCCGCGAGCGGTGGGCCGGGTTGATGATCACGCCGTATCAGTGGGAGGTGAGGCTCGGCCCGATGTGGTACTACGGCTGGGACTGCGCCAGCGGGTGCATCTGGGACCCGGCGGCGATCAAGTCGATCACATTGCGGGAGACCTAGCGATGGCACTCACCCGCGAAGACCTGGACGCTGCGTGGGACAGCAACGCGGGTTGCTCGGCCGGCCTCGGAGTGCTGCATTTGCGGCCCGGCTGCCCTGGGGCTGGCCTTGTTGTCTGCTACGACAAGCGCACCGGCAGGCTTAGCGTCGTGTGCAGCGAGTGCAGCGGTCTCGTCGCAGAGATCGCCGTGGCGCGGAGCGAGTTGGTGCAGTAGTGGTCGTCAGCCGCGTAAGGCGTCACCAGCCGCCGAGGTAGTGTCCGATCGCCCAGCCGCCAACGATGACAATCACGACCCCGACGATCCACCAGCCGAGAGTCCAGGCGCTGTCGATCTCGGGCTCG